GAGAATCAACTCCGGTATTTCATGCACAAGGGCGAGTTTTTCAAGAACTTCAGCATTTGTAGAATCTGCACCAGTACCGGTTTTAATACCAGTTGGTTCTAGACCTACATAGTCAAACAGCAACTTGCGAAGCTGAATTACGCTGTTGGGATTGAATGGTTTGCCCTGGTCTTGCTCAAACCGTTTTACGTCTGGATGGTTTGAGAGAATCTCTGCTGCTTTATAGATTTCTTCTGCCATAAGAGACTGGCTACGAACCAGCCTGTCTTTGCAGAAGGGAACTCCATTATCCTGTGTATCAATAAGAAACTGACACGCAGGCTTAAGAATATCCTGATAGACACGCATAAGGTTTGGATTACCTTTCTTGAGAGCAGTTTCCATCTTTTCAAACAATAGAAATGTTACTAGAGCATCTATTGCTGCATAGTCCTGCATAACTTCGAATGGAATCCATTCCCAGCGAAAATCATCCTTGAGAATACCGTTGGATTTTTTGTACTTATCAATCCAATCGTACATAGGTTTCTCATAATCTCCATAGTCAGTGTACTTCATAGCCAACTGCTTGAGACCATGTGTGCCAGGACGTTCGTCGATAACATAGTGCATCAGCATTGTATCTTCAAACGTAGGAATTTTCAAGTTGAAATGAAACTCGAAGAAAGGAACGTCAAACTTTGCATTGTGAAATACAGGACGCTTCAGATTGAAGAGTTCCTGAAGTTTTTCTTCTACAGCTTCGTCTATACAATCAGCATTAATATAAACACCACTATCGGGTTCAGCGCTCAAGCTGATACCGAGAATGTGTCCATTACGCGGATAAAGACCGGAGGTTTCTGAGTCGACACCAAAGAAATCATACTTGGAGTCTAGGCATTTTTGAATATAGTCAATTGCTTTCTGTGAATCCTGTATACCATAGATTCTTTCTGGGTCAATCTCAGCTTTTACTTTGTCCCCACTAATATAACCAAGAATGTTATCCAAAGCGTCAGTCCAAGTTTTCTTGGCTTCTGGCTTGAACTTAAGCATTGCAGGGTTAATAGTAGGAAGGAATTTGTCATCCACAAGTGTACCGGCATACTCAGTAATCTGAGTTACCTTTGTGAAATGTTTGAGTGGCTCGGAGCCAATCAGAATAACCCAATCGTAGTCACTAGCATCCATATCGAGATCGACATCTTTCTTTAGGACTTTTTTGACGGCTGGGTCGGAACAGAGAGCAAACCTATCAAAAGGAAAAGTAAACTCTCTGTACTGATTTCGGGAGGGTTTAGCCTCAACAAGTGCAACTTTCATAGTTATTCTCTATACGAAAAAATATATTATATAATAATTCTGTCAATTTGTCAAGTATAATTTTTTCTTCAATCCATCAACTTGCCTCTGCGTGAGGTCACCAGGGTCTCCAGACTTTAGATTAATTGTACGAACATGAAAGTCTCCGACAACTTTCTTTACGGAGTCACTAGCTTTCTTACCCGCTTCATCGGAATCAAACATAAGATCTAGGCCAGTGACTCCTGAAATCTTGAGAAGCTCGAATTTGTCTTTGTCAAACCTATTTACACCGAAGCAGCACACTGCATTTGTTAGACCTTTGTCATAAAGGTTCAGCATATCAAATATTCCCTCGACGAGAATAACCCGCCCCTGAAGTGGGCGAGCTTTGGGGAACAAAGGTAACTTTGCTCCTGGGGGACTAATTTTATATTTAGTATCTAGTGTGCCTGCTTCGTCTCGACCAATAAATGCTACGATTCTATCACTTGTATCTGTTATGGGAAAATTGATCCTACCCACATAATCAGAACTAAAGCTCCAAAAAGCATTAAAGTGACTGTAAGTTTCTGCAGAGATTCCTCTATAATCTCTATGAAAGGGTGTCGCTCCCTCTGGCATTCGGAGTCCGACTCCTGTTGTTCGTAGCTCATTTATCTTCCTCTTTAGTTTTTCTCTCTGTATACCAAGAATGCTTATCTCTGCATCATAGTGTTTGAATACATTTCCTTTGAATCCACAAGAAAAGCAATTAAATACTCCAAGTATTCTGTCAATTCTCATAGATGGATTAGTATCATCATGGTCAGGGTTTAGACATCGAACAAGAACATCCTTCCCAGAAATTCTATACTTTATGTTTTCTTTTTGTAATAGTTCTTCTACTTGGCTCATGCAATATCCTCATAAACATCTTCTTCTGATTCACCCTCTTGGGATATTACAGCAGTTTCTGGGCCCATCTTCAGCGAAGTCCAGTCCATTACTGAAGTAAAATTAGCTTCGTCATCGCCGTCTCTCATCTTCGTACACTCAAAAGTAATAGCATTGTCTTTCTTTTCGTGTGCATTGAGTACAAAAGCAGCATCCGCAGCATCCAGAATACCTTTTGCAAATCTAGCTTCTCCACTAGCATCAATCTGATACGGAGAAATCACAGGAACATTGTATTCCTGAGCAAAAGTTTTCAGAGCTTTACTTACTTCTATCTGTTCTGTCCAGTCATATTGACCCATTCTATTACTAACTGCATGACCTCGTTTAACCTGGTTAATGTAATCTACAATAATTACTTGAGGCTCTAGTTTTCTCATCTTTTTATCTAGCTCTGTTCTTATATTTGCAAGAGATAGAGAAGGGTTATATACAATATCAAGCTGATGTGGCTTGAGAGGATTAAGACTTACTTCTTGATGAAACTGTCGAAAGTTTCTATGGTCTAGCCAATTTGTATAAGCCCTCTCACTATTCTCAAACCGAGACGACCACCACTTTGCTACTCGTATCCATTCGTCCCAGGTCAAACTGCCGTTCTTGAGGTGACCTGCTGGAACTCCTGTAGCAATCGCACAGCATCTCTGCATGATTGACTGCGCTGTCATTTCTATCGTAAAGTAGATAGACGATTTGCCTTCTGCAAACATATTAGTGGCGACATTAGCACAAGTAAGCGACTTGCCTGCTCCACGGCGTCCACCAATAAGAATAAGGTCTGTTGGTAGAAACTTGTGCTGCTGGTCGTACTCGGTGTTGAGGGATAGTGGAAGACTTCTTTGGAGATCCTCTTCTGTAGCCATCAAGTCCATCTTCTGCATATTTTCAGAACGGGACTTGACATCGACTTTCTCTTCTAAATCCATAACTATAGACTGTAGAGCTTCTATACTTTCAGCAGCAGATTCTACAGCAACTATATTATCCAAATAATTATCTAGTTGTGACATAGCCTCTATCTGTACATACTCATTCTTCAAGTATTCCAGTAGAGTGGGTGCGTCTATATCTATAGACTCAGAAAGTTCGAGTGAACTAAACTTCTGTCGGAGATTGCCATCCCTGATAGAAAGTTGTAGTGCTTCAAAGGAGGGGAGAATGTTGTGCTCTTGTACATATTTGTCCAGAACATTCCAGATAGATACATACTCAGCGGGAAAATAGTGCTTCTCGCATTCCGCCCACGTTTCCATATCGCAATTCGCGATTACAGACTTGAGTAGAATACTAGACAGGTTCAATTATAGGTTCCTCGCTTGAACAAATGAGCACGAAAAAGCTGGGAGGAGGAAAACCCTGCCTCCCAGCTTGGGGTAGCATGAATACTAACTAATTAGTTAGCAGCAGCCTTTGCTGCCTTTGCTGCGCCATCATAGTTTTCACAAGTCAGGCCGCGACGAGTCAGCATCGTCTTGACACCGCGAGCGGTCTTACCGATTTCATCGGCAATCTGCTCAACAGTCATGGAAGCAACATCAACACCTTCGAGAGGGTCAACGCGGCTGGTTCCTTTGCTTTCCCGTTGTGCAGGAATTGCAGAGATCGCATCAGAACGAAGGAGCGAGAGAGCCTTGCCTCGAACTTGATTGACGCTTCGGTCAAGAGCTTCAGCAATGTCTTCCAAGAAAGCACCATCGTTAGCCATGCTAACAAAAGTAGCTTCCTCAGCTTCGCTGAAAGTACGAGGAGTCTCACGCGCTGGAGTAGGAGCAACGTGCTCGGTCAGTTGCATAGACAGCAGCTTACCCTGGATTTGCTTTGCAGAGAAAGCTCCACCCTCAAATGCTTCAGCAATCTGAGCATAAGTATAGGTTCCGCTGTTGTCAGTAACAAACTGCTGCAGAGTAGCTTCTTGCTCAGCAGTATACTTGCGAGAAGCCGCAGAAGCAGTTGATTCTACTTCAAATCCCATTTTGCGTAGCTTCGCTGCTACAGACTTAGGGGTTGTCTCAAGCTGCTCAGCAGCTTCACGAACCGTAGCTTGAGAAACCGGAGCTTCATCGCCTACGAATGATGTAAGAGCGTCAGTGCGCTCGTCAGTCCACTTAGGAAGTGCCATTAATTCACCTCAAATTATATCAAAAAGATTGTTAGAAATAGAGACACCATTGTCTCTGGCTTTTTTAGTTTTTGCGGATTCCATCCCGCTTTCGTTGAGCAGTATAGTTACATCCTTTGTAATGCTAGTTTTTACACTATAGCCCGCACCTACTAGAAGTTTCTCAGCTTCTGCTTTTGTTTTTACTGAACTCAATCGTCCAGTAATACAAACAACTCCTCTCGCTTCAGAAGAAACAGCCTTAGCTTGTGTCTCAAAAGAAAAGGGCAGAAAATGAAATCCATCCAGATATTCCTCATAGTACCAATCCATGAGATTTTCGGTAGCCTTTGGGCCTAGTCCTGCTTCAATACAGACTGCCGTAGAAAGATCGCTAATATGCGAGATTGCCCCACAAACCTTTTCTGCGGCTGTTTTTCCGATCAACGGAATAGAAAACGCTGGCAACAAATCCTGTAGCGTTGCGCTACGAGACGCTTGGATTTCAGCATACAGTTTAGCTGCAAGCCTTTCAGAACCTAGAGCAGATGCTATGTAGTCTTCGGTCAGGTCATATATCTGGAGAATGCCAGTCAAGCCTAACCGTTCAATAGCTTTTGGCCCTAAGCCCTTGATTTTCAGCACTTTAGCAAAGTTCTCAACACGCTGTGTTGCTTGACCCTTGCAGGATACATTCATACAAAAAAGAAGGTCTTTTTTCCAAACCAGACCAGAGTCGCAGCTTGGGCAATTAGTTGGGGCTTCAATTTTCAAGAATTTGTATCTCCACTGAAAGAATATATATTATAAGTGATTTGACCTACATTGTCAAGAATTATTTTTTTGATGGTACAGCTAGAATTATTTCCTTTTTTATTTGAAAGCACTCTGTATGTCCGCCAAATTTTTTCTTCGGTTTATAGTGGTACTTTTGGAACTCTTTATGCAAAGCCTGCTCCAGGCACCAACAATTGTAAATAGTATCGTGATAAGTCTTCTGGATACGAATATCATAGCCGTTAAAGCCTCGACTTCTCTTTAATACGTTTTTCCAGTTCTTACCCTGAGCGATTCCTATCTTTAGACATTCTCGCTCATTTGTTTCTCTATCAACCAGAATGACGCAATAGAGAACTCCATCTTTGTCTTTTTCCTCTGGATGATTTTTGAAATAGGTATAATTATAAACCCCAGTCATTAGTAGGCCCTGGAAATATTACTACATTATCTGGAATATCCCGCTTTTCGACTGGTTCTTCGTGTACTAAGACAGCCATCTCTCCGATGGAAACATCCTCGGAGAGAGACTGAATGAGATCTTCTTCCTTACAGTTAGTAAGAATTTCTATCCACTTATCGAGGGTAGCTTCCCGTAACTCTGGAGTAAGAAGAAAGAAAGGTGCATTGACCGACACAGCAGGACGAAAGTCCTCTTTTGTCGATACAATGCCCAAAAAAGCTAGTACATTATCTTGTTCAAAGTCCATCTACTCTCCTCAAAATCTTGGGGATAATTTCCCCAGACCGGATGATTTCAACATCACAACCAATCTCTAAATTCATGCTCTGAATAAAAGCAAAGTTGTGTAGAGTTGCACGAGATACCATAGCATCATCTACAAGCACAGGCTCAAGAATTGCTACTGGTGTAACTACTCCGGACTTTCCTACATTCCACTCAACTTTAAGTAGCTTTGTCACTACCCCTTCTTTTTGTTCTTTTAGTGCATATGCGCCACGAGGATGTCGGGCAGTGTATCCGAGATTCGTAAACTCTTCAACATTATCTATACGAAATACTTTACCGTCATGAGGATACTCATTCCAGTCATTGTCCAAAACTGTACTAAAACCCTGCTGTGTGAGGGCTGTCATACAGGATGACCAACGATCGTGTAAGTACGGATA